CCATATCCGCTGTGAAAAGTCTTTACCGTCGCTTGCCCACGGCTTGGATACTGCGGTTTCTATATCCTGCTTTGCTACTTCCTTAAATGTGGAAAACTTGCCTTTCAATTTTTGCACTTCATACGCCGTTTTGTAAACGCTGTCTTCATATACTTCAGAAAGCAAACTACGCATGCTTAGATTTTGCGATTTTGCCAGTTCTTCAACATACCGCGATGTCTTAATATATAATTCCTGGCTCCTGTCCAACCGTGCGCGAATAGAAGCTTTATCCAACATTTTGATATATTTTTGTGGAAGGTCTTTCTTCTTGGCCAGTTTGATATATTCTTTTAATGTCAGTTGAAATGCTTTTAACTCCCGTGCATCGAGTTCCCTTTTCGCATCAGCCAGAGATATTTCATTTTCTTTCGCGTACCGATAATACCAGTCCAACGCTTCCTTTCGCAATGCCGTCAGGGCTTTCATGTATTCCCTGCGCATAGCAGCCGTGACGGTTTCTGCTTTCCCCATCTGCTGCCGTTTCAGCCTTTCAAAACGCTTTTCCCAGTAGTTCATTCTTCAGCACCGTTAGGCTCATTTGCCGCATAATCAGGCATGAGAGATTCCGCATTTTCTTTTTCAAGCCGTGCCAGTTCTTCCGCCGTATCTTTCGTCCACGGATGATTTGCTACAATGGTTTCCTTACTGATGATCCCGACAGAGTTTTTGCAGTTTTGAATCACTTCCGATTCATTGACGGGCGTATCCCTGTTAAAGATGAATTCTACCTTATTTTTATCAGGATTCGCGCCGCTAATACGCAAGAATGTATTCACAAACCACATCAGCTGCTCTAGACTTGCTTGGAATTCCATTTCCATATTATTAGCATCTAAGTCTATGTCGCTGTAAATAGAGCGGATATTCATCTGATTGGGGTTGTTTGACATCCGGTCATCTTTGGCATCAAAACCATGGCCGTTTTCAATAATCGCCTTCTTTAGCAATCTGATAATCAAGTCATAGTTGTCCGCGTTGACTTCAATGCTAAGCGTCCGCACATCGCCTTTTCTGTCTTCCGTTCCTACCTTGATTACACCGTAAGCAATTAAGTTCCGGCGGAATTCCGATAAATCCTCGCCTTCATATCCCTCCAGAATCAGAATGGTGCTGCGAATGTCTTCCGCCATGTTATCACTGTAATTGCTCAAGAGTTCATTCAGTGCGTCCTGTAAACACTTCACACGGCTTATCAACGGAATTTCCCGATTATTGTACTTGAACGCAATCAGCGGCACCCTGTCCCAATTAAATGGCTCCCCGTTCACCGTGAGGTAGTCGGCGTCTGTCTGCTCTACATCGGGAATAAGCTTTTTACTGTCCGTGTAAATGTATCGACGTATACCCCCAGTCGTATAGTGTTCTACTTTCCATATGATTTTCGGCTGCGTGCCCTCATAAGTAAAGACAGAATAGATCCGCAGAAATGAGTCCAGTATTTCATGTTCTTCATCTACCCAAAACGGGAGAATCTGTTCCGGAGCGAACCTCTTGAACTGAAGCTCGCCATTTGAGATGTACGGATGCAAGTACCCCATCCCGCAGTTCAGTACGTCCGTTCCCAGATTCTTCAATCGGCGGCGGAATGTTTGATTAAATATGGTGTCTAACTGTTTACCATATCCTTCATTATCCGTCCGTACTTCCAGCGGTTTAGATAATAGATAGCTTACTTTTTGATCTACCAGTTCCGCATAGCGGTTATCCACAATCCGATTATTCGGCAAACCATTAACTGTCCGAGTATTGCCGTTCGCATCTACAGCCTGTCTTTGTTTATTTAAAATATCATGGTCTCCATCAAAGTACCGCTTGCCGACAATCATTTGATTTCGTTTCCCTGAATCAATCCATGCTTGAAGTTCCAGTTCCAGAAACTCTATTTCTGTTAGCCCGCTGCCGCTCCCACGGCGTATGATATTATTCCACAATGCATTTAAGCTAAGATCCATCGTCCACCACCTATGTTAAAAATTGAATACCGCTGCCTTTTCGTCCAAACCGCTCCATGGCATACCTCATGGCATCGAGTAGATGATTAAAATTGTCAATCGGTTTATTCACCTGATTATCAAATTTATCCTTATCCCACGTGTAATTACCTATCTCCGTGAGGAAATTAACACAGCGCGGATGAATAACAATTTTATAATCCTGTATCAGCTGTATACCGTTCAGTATGCTGTCTCTGCCTTTTTTCGCAGCATGAATACGAGTCAGCCCCAATGCACGGAGCTGTGCGATTGACTTAGGTTCCGCGCTGTCTGCCGTAATATTTTCCTTGCTATACCCCATCCGGCTTATTTCTCGATAAATCATTTCATTGGTCAGGCCTTTTTTATACATTTCGTCAAATACATAAATCTCCCGTGCTTTCGTATCTACCAGCCCGCAGAAGAGCGCGGACGGGTCATTTGTATACCCGAAGTCAAGACCAAACGCAGATTGCACACTTTCTCTTCTTGTAATTTCTGCAGCATCAAACGCCCTCTCTTCCCAGTTTTCATATACCAGTCCCTCAACGATACCCCAATCGCCAAGTCCTGCTACCTGATATCGTCTCGGATTGTTCAGCCGCATGCGTTCAAACATACTGCGGTCAGAATCATCAAGAAATTCATTACATTGGTAGTTCGTTGTCTTTGCAAGAACATCATTATCCGCCTTATCAAAAAACCTCTTTTTGAGCCAGTGTTTTTCGTTCCACGGGTTAAAAGTCAACGTTGCCTGCTTAAACAGTCCTTCCGGCACTTCGCCTCGTATAGATTCATCCAGCGTATCGAATGCCGCCTCTGACGTAATTTCATACGCTTCCTCTATCCACAGCCAGCAAAGCACACCGACGTCAACTGTGATAGAGGTGACTTTCAGCGGATCATCCAGTCCTCGGAAAAATATCTTCTGCCCTGTCGGTTTGTAGGTGATTTCAAGAGGGCTTTCCCTGCAAATAAAATAATCGTCCACCCCTAAGCGGTGTATTGCCCATTTAAGCTGCGTATAACAGCTGTCTTTTAGTGTTCTGAAAGTTTTCCGTACCACCAGTAGATTCGCTTCGTGATACTTCATTAAGTTATAAATAAACCATAACGCGGTGGTAACTGATTTCTTACTTGCACGGCTGCCTTTAACTACCCGGTACCTGCCTTTGAAATCCCAGAAGTCCCTGTAACCGCCGCCGATAACATCCGGAAGATATATCCTATTGGCATTACTCATGGATTTCACGCTCTCCGGTGATGATCACGGGTACCATTTCAATCTTCGTGTCAGAACTGAACAGGTCGTGGCGTTTACCCATTAATTCAAGTGCTTTTATCTGGTCTCTTGCAGAAATTTGTTTTTTTATTATCTTTGCTTCGCTGAACCCATCGCCGATACCTTCAGTAACGACTACTTCTTCTTTAAGTTCCCCTCTGCCTGCTTTAGACAGCCTCCACAACGCTTCTGCTGCAGACATCATGCCGTCTTCAAAGACTTTGTCCTGCAATTCTTTAATACGGCCTCGAATATTAACATTCCTTAACAATCTACTTGCCAATGCTTCAGCCGTTCTTTTGCTGTATCCAGCTCGTATAGCTGCCTGCGTTGCGTTCAGATCAATCAAGTACTCAACGCAGAATTTCTCCTGTCTCGGTGTCACACCACCACCCCCATTCTTCGGACAAACGAAAAGCACACACCGGGGAGTGGCATGTGCTTTTCTAAAATTGAGGAGGAAAGTATCTCGCGATATTTTCACAGTATCATAATAACACGTCTTATAGTGAAATATAATGAAATTTAGTGAAATCCTCCTCTAAATTTTTCAAAGCTTGACCGTGCAGCTGATAAATCCTTCGAATTGTATAATTCATATCCACGGCTATCTGCTCCCACGTCTGAATTAATATGTAATACCGATACAGTACGCATCGGGCGCTCTCGTCATCCACGCTATCAATCAATGCTTTAGCCTGATCTCTCTTGTCAATCAGTTCATCCCACGCCGCATTCACTTTTTCAATCTGCGAATCCAACTTATCAACGATCTCATCAAGAGTAGCTAAGTGGTTCGATTGTATTTTATCGCCGAGTTTCGGACTTGAGATGTTATACGCTCTGCGCCTTAAATCTTCTAATTCCTGTTCATACGCACGTAACAATCTGTCCTGCTCTCGGACTGACCGCAAAAACTCTTTAACCGTCATTTCTCCTCCTGCCTGCCGCTACGCACAATGCTACAGTTACGACACCGACGATAGAACCAATCCACGCGCCGATTACGAAAATCAAAATCTCTGTCATTTCTCGTCAGTCCTTTCTATCAGATGCTCGATATACCACCGCGCTTTCCTCAAGTCTTCTGTTCCGTTCTTCTGCTTCCAACGCCACAGATACTTAATTGCATTCGCCGTACACACAGCTTCGATACCGCTTAAATCGCTTGTCGCTACCTCGATTGCGTCAATGCATTCTACCCGACCCTTATTGTAATGTGCCGGCCTGTTCACCATATCAATCATTTTCCACCATCCTTTTCGACTAATAATTTAACCGCGTTCATCATGGCTTCCTGCCCATTTTCTTTTCGTTTCAGTGCTTGCATAACCAGCTCATCTACTGTACCTTTCGCGACTAAGTGATGTATGATAACCGGCTCTTTCTGTCCTTGTCGTTCAAGTCTTGCGTTTGCCTGCTGATACTGTTCTAAGCTCCACGTCAGCCCAAACCACACAATGATATGTCCGCCTGCTTGCAAGTTTAGGCCGTATCCCGCGCTTGCCGGGTGCGCTATGAGTAGTTTTACCTTTCCTGCGTTCCAATCCCTTATATCGCCCGAATTTTGCAATTCTCGCGCATCCGGGAATGCCTCTTTGATCCGGTCTTTATCGTGCTTGAAATTGTAAAAGACTAAAATTGGATTTCCGTCATTTGCTTCTACAATCTCTTTTAGCGCTGTGATTTTCGCGTCATGAACCGGTATAACTTTTTTATCGCCGTCATACACAGCTCCGTTTGCCAGCTGCAGCAGTTTATTACTGACCGCTGCTGCCGATAAGGCCGTTATCTCTTCGCCTTGCAGCTCTGTGACGTACTCACGCTCAAGTTCCCGGTATGCTTTCTGTGATTTTTCATCAAGTACCACGGGAACCGTAACCGGCGGGAGTTTATCCGGCATCAGACGATAGTCTTCAGCTTTCAAACTGATACAGATGTCTGATATCTTGTCATAGATTTCTTTTTCAGCGTTGGAACTTCGTATCCTGTAACTGTAAACCACCGGGCCATTCTGCTTATCCGGTACAAAATAATTGTTCCGGTATTCTGTCAACGTCCGGCCAAGACGTTTACCGCCGTCAAGCAGGTACAGCTGCGCCCACAGATCCATCAATCCGTTTGGCCTCGGTGTGCCTGTCAGCAAAACAATTTTTTTGAAGCATGCCCTGACCTTTCGCAGCGCTTTCCACCGTTTCGTGCTTGCGTCTTTGAAACTTGTACTCTCGTCGATAACAAGCATGTCGAAATCGGGTTTATATTTCATGTGTTCAAGCAGCCAAACGACATTCTCGCGGTTAATGATGTAGGCATCTGCTTTTCTTGCCAGTGCTTGTATTCTCTGTGCCTGCGTCCCTAAAACTGTTGAGAATGTCAGGTTTTTAAAACAATCCCACTTCGCCGCTTCGTCCTGCCATGTAGCTTCAGCTACTTTCTTTGGCGCTACAATCAGAACTTTGCTTATTGACAGCTCATCAAACATTGCTTGAAAGATAGCCGATAACGTCGTCGAAGTTTTGCCGAGGCCCATTCCGAGATAAACGCCCGTACCTTGATTTTTCAAGATTTGTTCAATCACAGCTTCTTGATACTTGTGCGGTACGTACTTCATTGTGCTAGCCTCCGGATAAAGCCTTCCGCTGATTTTTTATTGTCGATCGCGGCCACCCGGCACCCCAGCCTGTACAGAACTCTAAGAACGGCTCTCTGCACTAATCTTGGCTTCTTTCCCCGCGCTTTCAACTCTGCAAACCCGATCTTCCCGCCGGGAAGAATGACAATCCTGTCTGGCACGCCTGCAGTTCCGGGACTCGTAAACTTAAGACACCCCCCGCCGCGAGCCTGCGCTTTTCGTACCAGATGTTTTTCTATTGCATATTCTTTCATTTTT